AATATAAAAAAAAAAATAAAAAAAAAATATATCAAATTAAGTTATATATACTTTTTTCTTTCCTTCTTCTTTCCTTTAAATGTCGTGTTCTTCTTCGCAGTCGTCTTTACAACATTCACAATATGGTGGATGGAAACGACGTCATACAACTATATGTCGTAAGGGCGCGCGTCGTTGTTATAACGACAACTGCGTTCGTAAATCAAAACGCATGTATAAAACAAGCATGAAAAAGTGTCGCAAGGGGTCTCATAAGTGCAGAGACAATCGATGCCATAAATTGAAAACGGTTCCGTCTCGACGATTACGATATTTGAATTCAAATACATACACAACTTTTTAAATGATGTATATAAAATTGTATTTTGCCATAATTCGTTTCACTTTAAGCGGGGTTTCGTAGTTGTTGGGTCGGGTTTGGGTTTGAGGCTTTGAATCCAGGTTCAAACTCGTGTTCAAATGGTCCTTCATTTCAGAACACGGCTCAGTTGAAAAGATGGAATACGCTTTTTCAAACAGGTTCATCATTGCTGTAGACACTTGTTTATTATGCGCGTCTACAACCCATTCATAAAATCCTGCATCAAAATTTGCATCACACGTAGACTCGTTATGCTCGGTATATTCAACGTAACTGTTTACGAGGCTAGTCAAATAAAACTTGACACGTGCTTCGTCTCTATTGCATTCATATCCGTTTCCGTACGTATAGTCAGTACCAGATAAAACACACGCCATTCGAAATCCTTGCATTGAAATCCCGAGCCCATTCAAAATAGTATTTAATGTGTATTCCGTTCCCGTACCGTGCCAAATGTTCACATCTCTTAATACCACCGGGCACCCATATAGAAACAGGTCCATATCGTCACTCATGCACGCATGCGCAATTCCCGATTTTACAAGATATGCGCAAACCATGTCTGACTCCGTATCGCATTCAATATACTGAATACCATATTCCCGCATGAGCCGTTTCAAATCGCTCACTTCCGAACCGGTTACTCGTAGAAACCGTCGTTTTAATGACCGCATCCTTTTTTGAACCACTTCGTCTGTGTCTTCATCTGACCTTGTCGTACTCGCTTGCACAATCGGCGAACGCTCTTCTTGCAACAACTCGTCTTGCAATTCATAATACTTTTGCATCGCATTTTGTCGAACGGCTTCTCGCGCATTCAACGTTCCCCGTTTTTCTTCTGGCGCGCATCCGTCAAATACAAAGATTGGCGTTACATTCAAATACTTGAATTGCGCCATCATAAAATACATGCTCTCCATCAACGAATTCGACACTAAATATTTGTGCATATAAATGCTTGTATCAATTGCAATTGTTTTTCCAGCATAACTCGATAACGCGACATACTTTAACGCGTTCGGCGCTTTTTTTTTAATCAACGTATTCAAATACTTTACTCCCATTTCAACGTTTACGTGCTGTCGTTGTTTCTTTATTTCTTACTTACATCTATGATAGCTATATGATATGAGTCAATTTTTATGTTATTTTTTTTATTTTTTTTATTTTTTATTGCCACAACGTCATTCGAGCCGTTGTTGCAGCTGTATCTATTGTAATAGAAACCGCTTTAATCGCTTGTTCTAAATCGGCATTTTCTTTCAGTATCATTTCAATAAATATAAGCAGCGCAGCCGTCCCACTGCGACCACTGTTTGCGCATATCAAGCTGGCGTGATTTGTGTCCTTGCACCACTGCACAAACAAATCCGCTTCAAATAGAATCAATCCGGTCAATATGTAATACGCAAACACGTTCGTATCCTCGTCGTACAGTTTTGAAACGAGAGATTTACTGTCTGAGTCTGAATATGTCGACAAAAGTTGTTGAATACTGAGTCCCATATGTTTTAACACACGCTGTGCTTGGTATAATGAAAACGCGCGTTCTGCATTCAAGCATCGTCGTACTGCCGTTTGGTACGACCTGTAACTTCCAGAACTACCGTATATGTCGTAGTAACAGTAAAATGCCACATTCAACAGCCGGGCCCACGTTTCCACATAGGTTTCACTCAGTATAATGGGGTGGCGTATTCCCGGAAACACTTTATCAACTGATACATCTCCCGCGCCGTGACCGAAATCAAGGTCCAAGTTGTGCATAGTTTCGTGCAAAAGCACCTTGAAAAATTCTTCATGTCGATAAATCACAATTTCAGTATGCGTCTTTCCACCATTTTTTGAGAGATTTGCAGTACACGATGTAGTAAATCCAGTATTTGAATGCGTCGGGCCGAGTACAGTGGATGACTTAGCAGGAAATTCTTTTTTGAACGGTGTCATATACAAGTACACGTTTAGTTCTTTTGAACACTCGCAGTCACGGTTACGCACATACGGTGCTATCAAATGAAACCATGCAAATATTTTGTACACGTACGCGCGGTATCGTTTCAACCACCGCATATTCACCCCTTGAGTTTGGTCATTCATGCTTTCGTCTTTTATGATTTCACCCATGTGGTGCTGATAGTGCACAATATGTACGTGTATCGTGCGACCGCCTATACCAGCAAGAGGGCTGCTATATTTTAACCAGTGTGTCGCATTTTTGGTATCCAGCATAAATTCCATAATGTGGTTCGGCAAAAATCCGAGACGGTCGTATCCGTTTTTGAAACATTCCGGTTCTGGCAACTCGGCAACTTTGATTTCCGGCATTGTCATTTTCATAAACGCACTAGTAGACCGTTTCAACACTGCGTCGGCTTTTTGAAGCTGTTTGAACCATCGCATATAAACCGACTCCGTATATGCAGCTGGCGTATGCGTGTGAAATGGTTTTAATTTGATAAACCGCGTTTGCTTTATTTCGTCCATTTTTTTATTAGTTATATATAGTTATATATATTATATATGTTATATAAATATATATTTTATTATGCGTATAACTATTTCATTTCCAGTTTGGTGCGCACTTGAAGAAGAGGTTTAAACAGTACTGGCCGTTCCCCCCGTTGGAAATGGTAAATGCGCGCATTCAACGTTCCAAGCAATATGTTTCGCAGTTCTGTGCTTTGTCGAAACTTGGCTTCAATCGCGCTGGACAGAGCTTGCTCGCCCCGACCGCTAGAGAAAAAATCGCGGTCCACCGTGACAGCTTTGGGACGGTACAGTTTGCCTTTAAAAATACCGCTTTCGCTACCCGCAGCTTTTGCGAGTTCTGGACTCTTTGAAATGTCCGACTTGGAATCCATCGCAAACTGCAAATAAAAATCGTGGTTGTGCTTTTTGAATTTGCAACCCTGGTAGTAATGCTCCACGCTGAACCATGTTCGTCCATCCAGCACAAACGGAGACTCTGCCATATTTGTCAGCGAACGACGCCAGTGTGCGTACTGCGACAGCGGAAGAAACAAGTGTTCCATTCCAGAGGGAACGTACTCACTTGCTCCATGCCCTGGCTTGTCATTTGCTGACCGATTGTATATTTGAAACACTGGCACGTCTCGCTGCCGTTTGCCTTCTTGGGCATCTTGGGTGTCTTGGCCGGTTTGTTGCGTTTTCGGGTAGATTTCAAGAATGCGCTTGAACTGCGGTAAAAATGCAAACTCTGTATCCGGATTTTCAATGCACTTGGTAACGATTTGCGTCCGAATGTCGTACGGCAGCTCCGCGAAAGAGAACGACCCCTTGCTGCGGTATTTGATGAGACGATACACGCCGCGTTCGTCTACCGATACCACTATAAAAATTGCGGGTCGGTAACTGGAATCTGCAGGAATCATACCGAGCCCGGGCGCGTCATCGGCTCTATCACCACATATCACCACATTATCCAAATCACCGTCATTGAACCGCTGTTCCGACATGCGGACAATCGATACGTTGTATGCACGCTCAAGCGCACGCAGTATCCACGGGTCGGGCGTAAATGTTCGCGTCGTTAACAACGTTTTGAAATTTTCAAACTTGCTTTCGGTTTGTCGCATGTATCCGTATCGCTGCATCACTACCTCTTTCAAAAAATCAACGCGTGCTTTTTTCTCTTGAATAGCTGCCGATATTTCTTTCAGTTCGGTTTTTACTTGCAAGACTTCCGTCGCTGATAAGTGCTTCCCTTGTATGCGTTCTTTTAACGCTTCACCTTGCTTGTTTTTCTCCTTCAACTGTTCGGACGCTTGTTTGTACAGCGCCACATACTTGTTGTAATACTTCATGTAGTCCTGAAATAGTTCCTTCGTGGCCATATTAGCAACTTTGACCCGCATTTGGTCCACGGTAAGCGTGGTATTGCCTTGACTCAGTAATCCATCCCGAACACATGCAAACAATGAGTCGTTTCCGCCTTCGTTATCTTCCAATCCAAAGTGTCGGTTCTTCATATACTCTTGTATCCATTCGGTGTGGGTCCCACTAGAAGCCGCGGACGATACGTACTCGGCTCGTTCCTTATCTGCCAGCGCTTTGGTTTGTGTTGGCAAGATTACGTCACGAACGGTGGGTTCCACGTCGGGACCAGTACCGATACCCTTATCGGCTTCATCGGAGCCGGTGTCGTCTGACTCGGAGTCCACGTTTTCAATGGAGTCAACTTGAACCACTGGTCGAAGCGCTGACAACGGTGTTACAGCGCCAACGTTACCTGCCAGCATGGTTATTTTTGTGGGAGTTTCTGCGTTTGCGTTTGTGTTCGCATTTGATTTTGCAAGGGATACCCGTTTCTCTCGTTTTTTCGCTTTTTGTTCTTGCGCATGTTTCAAAATGTCCACCGAGTTTAAATTGGCACGTTGTAACATATCTACTGTGATGTATGGGAAAATCAGCGGTCGAAAGGGTTTGGATACGATGTCCAATTCTAAATGCTCATCCAAATACGACGAATTGTCAGACTTGAAGTACTCGATGACTCCGATTTTTCGAAGTACTGCGTGACTGTACTTGTGTACCAGATACACGGGATAGTACACCACTTCATATGGCGCGTCTTCAAAGTCGCGCTTAACTTTGCCAAACGCAATTGTAACAACCGTTCCCTTTATTTCGGTTTCATACGCTTCGCTCTTATAACCCACGTCATCACTTTCCAGTCGAGCCAATTCAGTGTACGCCAACGTTTCGCATCCCGGTAGTCTTGAAAACACCATTTTTTATTGTATAAATTAAATTAAAACAATTGTAATATGTAATAGTTTAATATTTTATATTAATATTTAAATACAAAATACGTGTATCATTATTTTCGTTGAAGACTCAATAATATATCATGATGAGAATACTAATCTACGGTGCAAATGGATGGATTGGGTCGCAATTTCGAGAGATTTGTGATAGAGCCAACCGCGGAGGAGCAAACATTGAGTATCGCGCATCCAGTGTACGCAACGTGTCCCTTTCCACTCAGGGAATAGTAATTGACGAACTCGCAGAGTACCGTCCGTCACATGTGGTATCGTTCCTGGGGCGCACTCACGGAACCATTGATGACAAAGTGTTTTCCACCATTGACTATTTGGAACAGGATGGTAAACTTTCGGAAAATTTGAGAGATAACTTGGTGGCCCCGCTTGTGTTATCCTACCTTTGCAAGTACGCAAATATACATTTTACGTACTTGGGAACGGGCTGCATTTTTCATTATAAGGATGAAGACATTCAACGCATGTTGCAGTACGACGATGACCATGTTTCTGATTCTGATTCTGATGCTGAGCCGGTTGAAGCGTGCTACAAATTCAAAGAAACCGATGCTCCTAATTTTTTCGGCTCCAGTTACTCGATTGTAAAGGGGCTAACCGATATGATAATGCAAGAACGCAACTGCATTTGCGAAAACGTGCTGAATTTACGCATTCGAATGCCGATTGTAAACCGCGACCATCCGCGCAACTTTATCACGAAAATAACGGGATATTCAAAAGTATGCTCGTTACCCAACTCCATGACGGTGTTGGACGAGTTTTTGCCCTACGCGCTCGTGCTCATGCAGTGCCGGCATGTTGGCACCCTGAACTTTGTGAATCCGGGCGTAATATCGCATAATGAAATCCTTGCGCTCTACCGGCAACATGTAAACCCCGACTTTGAATGGTGCAATTTCACAGTTGAAGAACAAAATCAAATTCTCGCTTCTAAACGGTCCAATAATTATTTGGACAACACGAAACTGCTATCGCTGTTTCCTGGAGCACGACACATTCGCCAAGCCGTTGCAGATTGTATGAAAGTATACAATGCCGAGGGTGGATGCGAACCGCTTCGACTGGATGCAATCGAATGTACGGCTCGGATGGTCCGATGTAATGATAATCGAAATGGAAATGGTACTGAAGATAGTAGTGGTGATAACAACAGTAATCTGGGTATTCGTATTAGCCGGGACGTTATGGGACATGCGGTGCATTATGCCGGCGAATGTACGCGAATCCTTTCAGAAACGGTGGGTACCCTTTACACGAAAATGCTTTCATCATCAGCATCATCACAGTTTGAACAATCCGTTATTCGAAAAATAATGGCAATTCCAAAAGTATCGGTCGCCCCAGGGTCGACTCAAAGTGCAACGACTCAAAGTGCAACGACTCAAAGTTCATCGGCTCAAGTTATGACAATAGAATCTCCTCGACCAGACAGTAAAATGGAGTTAGCCGAAGCTGAATGGATAGATATGGTGGATGACAGTAGTACCGTTGTTTGTGTTACAGGAGGCGCGGGGTTTATCGGGTCTCATTTTATTAACTTCATGTGGTCCAAGTACGGAAAACTTCGAATAATTAACTTGGACTGTTTGTACTATTGCGCAAATATTTCTAATGTGGATGCGCAAATTCGAGAGAGTGGCGACGGGCGGTACACGTTCTATAAAACCGACTTGGCTGACTCGGACGCCATTCAAACCATTCGGTCTATTTTTAAAACGCATTTCGTAACGCACGTCGTTCACTTCGCAGCGCAGTCGCATGTTCAAAATTCGTTCGGCGAGTCACTGCAGTACACACGCGACAACGTACTGGGAACCCACAACTTGCTGGAAGCAGCTCGTCTGTATGGCAACTTGAAGCGCTTCATTCACGTAAGCACTGATGAAGTGTACGGCGAGTCCATGATACATGACGAGAAAGAAACGTGTAAAACGGAATCGTCGTCTGTACTTAGCCCGACCAATCCGTACGCTGCAACAAAGGCCGCCGCCGAAATGATTGCGCAGTCGTATTATCACTCATTTAAATTGCCGCTCATCATTACACGTGGAAACAACGTCTACGGCCCAAACCAGTATCCCGAAAAGCTGATTCCTCGATTTATCAAACTGCTTCAAGACGGGAAAAAGTTGACGGTTCAAGGAAATGGATGCAACATTCGTTCCTTTATTCATGTGAGCGACGTGTGCCGCGCGTTTGATACGGTTCTTTCGCGCGGGGTTGTGGGAGATATTTACAACATTGGCGGTGACGAATCCAGCGAATACAGTGTGATTGAAATTGCTAAACTGCTTATCAAAGAAATTGCTGGTGTGAACATCGACTTCATGGAAAATGCGTCCGATTTGGACTGGATTGAGTATGTGGAAGACAGACCGTTCAACGATAAACGGTACTACATTAGCAACGAAAAGTTGAAACGGTTGGGATGGACACCGCAAGTGCATTTTATTGACGGACTACGAGGACTTTTACATGCAAAATGCACTTAAAGATGACACGCTAAATTATATAATTTTAACTTACCGGTGGAACGAACGCAAATTAAAATTTATTTATTTCATTTATTTCATTTATTTCATTTATTTTATACAGTACAGAATGACCCTTGTAAAAGAATATTTCAACCTGTGCAATGATGCGACCGCAAAGTATGGCCCGAAAACGATTTTGCTGATGCAAGTTGGCGCATTTTATGAATGTTATGGTCTAACCGGTACGAGTACAAATAATACAAACATTAACAATAATGGCCGGTCGATGATTGACGACTTTTGTCGCACGTGCGACCTCGCATGCGCAAACAAGTCTCAAGGTGTTGTCATGGCCGGGTTCCGAGATTATAGTCTAGAAAAGTATTTGAATCGGCTTCAGGACGCAGGGTACACAACGGTCGTATACTCGCAACACGCGCAAAACAAGGAAGACCGTTCCTTAAGCGGCGTTTATTCACCGGGAACGTTTTTTACAACCGAATCAACCGCACTTTCAAACTGCATAACGTGCGTGTGGATAGAGCGCATGCGTTCTCAAACCATTATCGGAATGGCAAACATCGACATTTTTACGGGTCGGTCCAGCGTGTTTGAGGTGGAGACCGAGCGTAAACATGCGCACACCACGTACGACGAAGTGGAACGATTTATTTCAGCACATGTTCCCAGTGAGGTCATTCTCGTTACCGATAATTTTGCTCAAAAAGAGATAGACGATTTGCTTAACTTTACCGGGATTGCGTCCCTGGTTCGTCTAACGCACTGTGTGGACTCATCGACCGACGCCGTCGTCCAAAAGTCCAAAAAACAAGTATACCAACGCGAAGTCCTTGCCCGGTTCTTTACAGCAAAATCTGACTTTTTGGAATTTGCAACCCACGAATACGCCACACAAGCGCTGACCTACTTGTTGAATTTTGTGCACGAGCACAATCCGCACTTGGTACATCGCATCGCGGAACCCACGTTTGAAAATTGTTCGGACCGCATGGTACTCGCCAATCACTCGCTCAAGCAGCTCAACATTATTGACGATGACCATGGAAGCAATAAAGGCAAGTGCTCGTCCGTGTTCAAACTGCTCAACAACTGCATGACGCCCATGGGCGCGCGCCATTTTAGAAGCCGGCTTTTAAATCCGTCTTACTCGGTACCTAAGATTCAGCGCGAGTACGATATCACCGACCACTTGCTTCAAAGCACGTTCGCGTGTGAAACCAGTGATTGGCGCCCACAACTGGCCCAACTAAAAGACCTTGAAAAAATCAACCGTCTTGTCATGATGCGCAAGTGCCCCCCTCAAATGCTGCACGCGCTTTACGGTAACTTATTCGTTATATCGGATTTGTACGAGTGCGCATGTGTTTCAAACACACGGGTTGAAACCTACTTGCGCGAAACAAGTCAGGGTTCGTCGGGTGCAGTTTCTGACATTTGTCGCAATCTGCGCCAGCATTTTGAAACCACGTTTTACATGGACAAATGCGCGAATGTGGGTCATGACTTGGGAGAATGCGACTTTGTGCGCAACGGAATTAATGGGGACTTAGACATGTATCGTCAACAATACGAATGCGCAACTCAAACATTGGCAGAGTTAAGGTCATACTTGAATGCGCTTGTTTTATGCGGAGAAAAGTCGCGTGCTTCTCCGGCGGAAGTGGTTAAAATCCATGAAACCCCCATTCAAGGCGCATCCTTGCAAGCCACTAGTCGGCGCACCAAAATTTTAGCCGAGCAAATCAAATTGCAGAAGTTGGACAAAGTGTGTATTGGACCCGAAAAACGCGCATTTTCTTTGACGACTTTAACGTTTCCAAAAGCCACCGGCACAAACAATGAAATAACGAGTCCGCAATTGCACGACTTGTGTCGTTCCATCATTCTGTCCAACCAAAAAATAAAAGAAATGGTGGGACAGATTTATGCCAGCTTCATTGACAAGTTGCAGGAATGGGGCGGCGAATTTCAACAACTCATTCATTTCACTACCACGCTGGACTTGCTTCAAAATCAGTGCTACATTGCAACGAATTTCAAGCTTTGTAAACCGGTCATTGAGGATTCGGTTTTTAAATCTAAAGAAATGGGGGCACCCAAGTCATTTTTTGACGCGCGCGATTTGCGCCATTGTTTGATTGAACGCATCAATGAAACGGAAACATATGTGGCCAACGATGTGGCGCTTGGTCAAACGGATGGATTGAACGGCATGCTCATTTACGGGACAAATGCCGTTGGAAAAACCAGCTTGATTCGTGCCATCGGCATCGCCATCATTATGGCGCAGGCGGGTCTTTACGTGCCGTGCTCTGCATTTAGGTACTACCCGTACACCACTATTTTTACGCGCATCTTGGGAAACGATAACCTGTTCAAGGGACTCTCCACGTTTCAAGTGGAAATGAGCGAACTGCGCATCATCTTGCGCACAGCTACTCAGAACAGCCTCATTCTTGGGGACGAGCTTTGCAGCGGTACCGAGATGGACTCCGCGATTGCTATTTTTGTTGCGGGACTGTCGCACCTGCATCGCGTGGGCTGCACCTTCTTGTTTGCAACGCACATGCACGAAATCAACGGCTATGACGAAGTGCGCGCGCTGTCCCGCATGTGCATGAAACATCTCACGGTTACCTACGACAAAACCAAGGATGTTCTGGTGTACGGGCGAAAACTGACGGATGGGCCCGGGGCCAGTATGTACGGCTTGGAAGTGTGCAAATCGTTGCACTTGCCGGACGACTTTTTGGAGTTTGCAAACGCCGTGCGCCTGCGCCACCGGGCTCCGCCGTCTGATGTCGGGGTTCTGTCGTTTAAACCGTCGCATTTCAATGCGCACAAGTTGAAAGGCTTGTGCGAACGATGTTCGGCGGAACTGGCGCAAGAAGTGCATCACCGGTTGCCGCAAAAGGATGCGGATAGTGCAAATTTTATTGGCCATGTTCCCAAAAACCATGTTGCAAACTTGATGGCATTGTGTACACGGTGCCATGACGAAGTGCATTCCGTTGAGAATAAAAAAATAAAAGTATAAAAGTATAAAAGTATAAAAGTATAAAAGTATAAAAGTAGTATGCCAATAATAGAGAAATTGAATGACTTGTATGTGTTACTCAACCGGATGTATGAACCTAAAAACATTTTAATCGTGAACACTCAGGCAACAGGACTTTTTTTAGACAAAATGTGCTTGAACAAATGCCCGATTCGAATAAAGTATAATTCAGAAAATATTAACGACTTTATTGCAAAAGTAAATCACGTTATCAAGATGAACAAAAAATTTGACCTCATTCTGGTTGACCCATATCATGAATATAGCCACAGTAGTTTCATATTCAAAATATTAACTCCGCTGTTGCATGATACAACGGGTATCCTCATCAGCCATGACTGTTACCCTCCCACGTTTGCCATGACTTCGCCAACTTATCAAAAAGATGAATGGTGCGGCGTAACGTACGCAGCATTCATTGAAAATGCGTATAACAATCCACACTTTTATTACGCGGTTATAAACACAGACTACGGGCTGGGGATTTTATCAACGCGTCCTTTAACTGGTCTAAAAAAAATTAGTACCCGTGAAAAACAAGAAGAATTTTTACGCATGTTCAAAAACGGGGAATATGAAAATGCATACACGTACTTTACAGCTCACTCTACTGATATTATTAACTTAATAAATTAATTTGCAATTTCAGTGATTTTCATACCGGCATCATATGATGCATTGTAAAACCGTATAGTGTCATCGCTGGTGACACCACCCGTCCGGTTTACAATAATGTTAATTTGAATGGGCGTCAATGTCGTGTTATTTATATTGTTATAAGCACCTATTATCGGAAACAATGTGCTTCCACGGGTTCCGGTACCATCGCCACTTGGAAATTGCTGTTCTCGTTTGCCAATCACTATAGACGGTGTTGTTATCGTAATGTATGAAGTGAATTCGTCTAACCCAGCACCTGACCCACCGCCAATTTCATAAAGAGCACTGTATTCAACAATCACTTTCGAATTTGGTGATTTGGGGGTGAACGAGCAGTACGCTATTGTATCGTTAACTATTCCGCTTTGATTCTTTTGATGAAGTCCGCCGTCGTCACCGGCAAAATACACGGTTTGAACCGTTTGACCGGCAGTCCACGTGGTTGGGTTCACGGACCCGGACACGTCAAGGCGCACCTTATTGTATAGAAGTCCCGGCTGAGCAGTTACCACGTTCTTAACACCGTTAGATGTGACAAGTGCGTTGTTTGTTGGGTTTTCCACATACGTGAGCGGATAGTCTGCATGAGAAAGCGGTGCCATCCACAATGAATAGTTGTTTGTGTTCTGCGCGTTTGAATTCAAAGCGCGACCGCGAACTTTGGGCATGGAAAGAGACGACATGATGTTTTACTTATTTTATTTTTTATTTATAATTTATAATTTATTAATTATAATTTATTTATTTTTTATTTTTATTTATTTTTTATTTATAGTTTTTTAAATGTTTATGATTCCCCCGTTTTGTTTTGAATATGTTGAAAAAATGATTCGTTGTAAATGAATTTACCGGTTGGCTTATAACTGTTGATTGGCGTGTACTCCTTCTTTTTCACAGCAATTTCGGCCAGTGCTGGGTTGGCGTTTTTCCCGTTTTTATAAAGCAGCGTGTTCATATTGGCTTTCATGCCTCCAATTGCGGAACTCGAATTGTTTCCGCCGCGACTACCGGTTCCACTTCCATTTCCATTTTTAGAAAACGGGTTTTTACTAACTTCGCCTTCTGCATCCGTATCATCGTTGGGAACAAGGTCACCGGACTCGTCAATTTCAATGCCCGTTTTTTTCTTAAATTCGTCACGAACGTAGGTTGGAATATATGCTTTCCACGAAATGAGCAGCAAGTTGGGGTGCGTGTACTGCACACGGAACCCGTTTTTGGTTAAATGCTCCACCACATATTCCACACATCCCAAGTGGTCATAATGCGCGACGCCTAAAATGATTTCGGGCACAACGAACCAACAGAACTGCTGGTCAATGTGCTGTCGAGATGTGAGTTTTATTTTGGAATGAATACGGTTCAAAATTTTATTGAATGTATAAAGCTTTGCCTGGTCGTGCGTTTTTTTCTTTTCGTATAAATCATCCAGATTGATTTGTTCTAATCTCTCGATTTTATCATTGCGGTAGTCAAAAAAACTTTCCATTGGTGGTTCGTTCGTTTTTTCGTTTTTTATTTTTATTAGATAAAAAAATACGGCGAATTTAACAAAATTAATCGGTTACAATTATTTGAAAACGGGCTTGATTCCATGAATCTTAGTTCCCTTGCGAATATTGTTATTATTGACAAACCCCGAGTCTACCTCAACAAATCCGTCGATATCAGACGGATTATTTTGAAAGCGGTGTACCTTTTCAGATAATGGAGTCATGTTTTGCACGGTTTCTAAGACCCGGTGTTGTTTATCGACCACAATCGCATCGAGAGGAATGTAGGTGTTCTTCATCCACACGCCAGTCATTGGACGGCGACGCCTCGATTGAAACCACGCTCCGCAGCCTCTACCGAGTGGTGTTTTTTTAAACATGAGACCGCGTTTTGTAGAATGTCTTGTTTTAAAACGCTTTGTTATACGAACATGAACATTCTCTCGATTTCTAACATGACGAGTTTTCATTTTTATGATATTACTCTACTAAAATAAAATATTATAAAAGTTATAAAAGTTATAAAAGTTCTTCTACTTCAAGAATATTTGGATTTATCTCCCGAATGAGGTTTTCCAAGTCCGTTATTTTTGCGCTGTGTGTTTCCTTTTCCTTTTCTAACCCATCGAATCGAGTTTTTAATTCATCGATACGTCGTTCGAGAGATTCTTTCGAGTAATCAACGCTAATTTTTTCACGCACGGGGTCAACCACGTACTTGTTTAAACCATCTTTTACACTTTTTACAGTTTCTAAACTTTTCGTACGCGGTTTCCACCATAGCGTATCCACTCCCGCATCTTGCAATTCAGAATTAAGTTTTTCTGATTTTTTGGCATCTTCTGCATCCACTTTTGTAGTAACTTCTTTTGCAGTGGTTTCTACTGTAGCAACTTTCTCTTTCGACTCATCATTTACAGTGGGAAATGCTTTTTCTCGGGTTTTTAATTTATTAATCTCACCCTGAATGGTTAATATCTTGTCTTCGACGCGTTTGAGTTGTTGTTGTTCTCGATAACGCAGATTCAAGTACTCTTTCAATTTGGGCTGGTTTGCTTCGCCTTCTTCCTTTTCTTTCATGACTTTATCATTTTGAAGCAGCGCTTTCATGGAATTGCGATACATGTCCGCATCCACAATGAGAGAAAAATTGGACATGTATTCGATTTGGTTTTCCAAAAATACGGGATAGGTGGATACGTCGGTGATATTATTATCAACAATTCGAATTATTGGCGCGTCATTTTCACCGCACACTGCATGAAAAATAATGTTTATATTTTCATTGCAGTCGGTTTTAGGTTCTTCTGGACGCAGGCGCTCGTAAACTTCAATGTTGCATTGGAGAGCCCGTGCAAGTGGAATGAGCATTAAAAGCGGATGACCCCAAATGGCTGGCATAACTTGATGGTACGACGACGATTCGCCGTCTTGAACTTTGATTTTTACAGGAACCGACAGCTGTTCAAAGTATTCTTCTGCGGTCATAGATGGCGCGTCTTTTGTTGGAATCGTAGGACCTGTTGGACTCACTGGACCTGCAGGGCCCGTAGGACCATCGTTGGAATTTATTTTTTTGATATCGTGCAGTAAATCTACCGGACCATTTGAAAGTCCTCTCTTTTTGTAATTTAATTGACGCATTACCGTACCGGACGCTATACCCATTTTAACTGTACCTTTCGTATACGCTTCTGAGACTTTTTCTTTACCGCTTGAATATTTATCAGAAAAAGCTTTTCGTGTACGACTTCCCAAGTCTTTTATTTTACTGCCAATTTCTTGGCCTCCGTTTTGACGTCTTCTTGTTTTTTTTAAACCTCCACCACCTGGAGCAGGAGCAGGAGCAGGACCAGGAGCAGGAGCAGCAGCTACCAAATTAGGACAGTTTGAAGTTGTAATGTATTCATTGATTTCTTGAATCGTCTTTCCGTCATTGAACCATGAGACAAACGTAATGTCTTTGGTAATACGATTGGGGTCTACAACAAAAACAGTTGGATTATTATTAGTTCGACCTATATAAGTAAATAGTTGTGGCATATGCATATCAAAATTTGGAAACGGAGGTTTATTGCATAGTATTACCGACTGGATTTGAGGTGGACTTATTGTAATAATAAAAATTCTTGTATTGAATGTACTTGTAGGATAGTTACCTGTAGGATATGAGTTGTTTAAAACGAGAAGTGCTAACTGCGTATCGTTTATTTTTTTTACTAAGATGTGAGAATTGACACGATACTTGATTACATTCTTGAGATTTCTTACTCTTGTCGCCGTATTTTGTGCAAACTCCTTGGTTGCAGTGCCAACTGCTCTGGCTTTGTTTACTGCTGCAGTCCCAATCGCTCTGGCTTTTTCTTTTATTGGGTTGATAAGTCTGCCAATTGCAGCATTTCGTGCGCCGGCTCCTCCGGTTTGCGGCGATTTTGCGGGAATCGCTCCTGCAATTATCCAATCCGTACAATCAGACTGTACCAGACCCTCCAAAAACTCATTCAATGTAAAATAATTTTGACTGTCAATACTCTCTCGATTTCGTTTTAACACTGCCGGTATTTCGCCGCCATCAACGTTGCTTATTTGTATGTTTTTGATGTAGTTTTTTATGTCATCCATATTTATATTAACCTCAGTTATACCGTCAATCTTACTATACGTAATAAGAACTCCGCTTCCAGGAAACAATATTTCTTCCGTGACTTTTTGTAAAAAACCAACCTTGTCACAATCTTCTGGTAATTCACCATCCTTCAGTTTTCTAGACCCCGAAAACCAGTCTTTTAGTTGTTCCATATAGTAGTCTCCGTTAGATTCTCCTCCGGGTTCATTTGGAACATCCGCTTTCAATTTATAGTCGGCCCACTTGGACACTCGGCCAAGCATACCGAAAATCATGTCGCATTCGGTAAGTGTAACCCCATCGAAAGTAAAAACATTCGCCATATTTCGTACGTTGTATTCGGTACCACCGTTCAATAGTCGGCCAATTTTTAAAAGAACTTCGGCATCTGTTAAATTGGAAGTATCATTTTTTATAAAAAGCGCCAACAAGTACCCTCGAAGCACGCATCGGTAAAATGACCACGGGTCGTGTCGAAATGTGATGCACTCGACATTGGTTGGTACTTCTGGAATATCTGGTATGTCAGTATCATCAACATCTGAAGTTAAAGAAGAAGAAGAAGAAGAAGAAGAAACCCTAGGTGGAAGGACTGACCTAGAAACAGACCCACTATTACCTGAAATGATAGAGCTAGGAGGAAGACTGATTGAACTCAAAGAACTGGAACTACTAAGAGAGTCGCCTGAAATTTGAGAAGCAGTCGGACTCGCCATATTTATATATACTTATTTATATCCAATCAATGTTTATTTATACTATATCTAGAATATAAACATTGATTGATTTCAAACACAATTTATGAATATTTATGAATAAATCAAATCCAAATCAATACCACGGCTTCAGTTGCAAGCTGTTGGTTTTGTAATCGCTGTAGTACGGACGGGCCATTGGAGTGTACATGGTGCTAATATCCTGTTTGTAGGTCAAATATCCGCGCGCTTCGTTGTAAATACGTGGAACCGCGTACTCGCACACCAAATCGTTCAATGCGACGATTTGGTCGGTTAAATTGAATGGCAAGTTGGCCGCATTTTGTAAGTATATCGACCGCATAATGATTTTGACAGTATCTTCATCTTGAACGGGAATAACGTACTCGCCATTCGACATGGCATGAACTCCGGCGCGAATCCCGTTTTGAATGATTTGAATATTTTTTGCGCTAAAGAACAATCGGGACAGCGGAGTTTCTTCCCAAATACCGTCCAGCGCATTTCGAAATGTGACTGGTTGATTGACATGAATTTTATCAAAGAGTGCAAACTGCTGTTCGGCAGAAGGGGTTATAATATTCACACGCCCATTACTAGAAAGAGTCGACGTACTAAATGCCGAGTTGGTTTGTTTATTCATATCATCTGGTGTGTCTCGTTTTAACATCTTTATTGTGTTTTAAAATATATCTTTTTTTTATTTTATTTGATTTTTGTTTTTGTTTCTGTTTTTTATACTTTCTTTTCATTTTATTATTTTGTTTGTTAAATGTATAATTTAATAATTTAATAATTTAATAATTTAACAAAAAAAATGTTTGAAAATTTTAACTTTCAAAGAATTGTATTGTTGGTCGCCGGAGTACTGTTTGTCGGTTTCATGATAACCGTGGTGTATAGCATGATTAAAGCAAACACGATTGGCGAATGGCCGCCGGTGATTGCAAACTGTCCTGACAACTGGGTAGTTGGCAATGATGGAAAAACGTGTGAAAATACAAACCAAGTTTTTAAGTCTGGATTTGATTCAAAATGTGAAACAATTAACCCAAGCAGTGAGACATACTCTGGCGCAAACGGGTTGTGTCAGAAATACGAATGGTCAAAATCGTGCGGAGTGAACTGGGACGGAATTTCCAACAATCCAAGTGTTTGTACAAAGACTAAATAAATCTTAATCTTAGCGGTAAATGTTTTATTTATTTGTTTAGTTCAATAAGTTTATGGGTATTCACCCATTTTTCAATTTCGTCGTTTGCATTTACAACGCAAACTCGTTCTACACCATGTTCATCAGTCAAGGGCTCAATAAAGTGTTGTGAGAGTTTCCAGTTATCTTCAATTATTCCGGATGACCGTTGAATTTTAATGCACTTTCCTTTCAACGCGTTTGCTTTGCCGTAAGCTTTTGTTTTCATGTAATGGTCTAGCGCTGCTTGACCCCTTCTTTTACAAGTTTCGTTTGCGCATGTGACCCATCCATTTTTTGTTTCGATTGAAATATAAAACAAGTATGGTCCAGGTTCTTCAACTTGCTCACAAAAGTCACATGTATCTGTTGAAAGAAATGTCAGTCTTCTATACGATGGATATTCGTGGTGTTCCTGCATCGTAATTTGTAATTTTATATGATGTATTGAGATATTTTTATATATTTTATCTTTATAAAAACAATAAAGAAAATTCCAAAAGTATTTTGAATACAAGTTCATTTTGTACAAGTTTCTTTTTGGTTATGACTGATTTATATGCCTTTACGTCTCATAAATTCACAAACGCTGATGCAATTGGCTCATATGGACCTACCTTGCAACAAGTCAGAAATAAGTATAACGTAACATGGGCAAATACCTACATTAATATGAGCAACAATAACGGGATTCAACTATGGACGGTTCCAGTCACTGGAAGTTACAAGATACGGGCTGTTGGCGCTAGTGGTTCTAATGAAGGTGAGACAGCTGTTCAAGTTGGAAAACCCGCTGATATGACTGGAACATTTTTATTAAACAAAGACGACGTTATCAAAATTTTAGTTGGTCAAACCGGATGGAGTGGCAGTACTACTAGGCCGGGTTGGGGTGGAGGTGGAGGAACATTTGTTGCAAGTTCTAATGACACGCCTTTGATTGTTGCCGGCGGTTGTGGTTCAGGGCATACAACAAAAATTTTAAGAGGGAATGATGAAGGTGCGCAAATGACGGGTTATGCAGTAAATAACAATACCCCTTTAACAATTACCTATATATCTGAAACTACCAACGGTGTAAAAGTATATATTGTGAAAGACTCAACTTTAACTAAAGTTGTATCAACTGATAGCGGCGTTAGAGTATACTATGAAGGTGAACCTGCAAATTATGATCCAACTAAACTTAATTCATACACAGTGCAACTCGACGCAAGCGCTTATATTATGCGAAATACAAAAAATTATAACCCTCCAGTCACTTATAGAGCAACCAGTGATTCTGGAACAAGACAGAATGCAAATACCGGTACATCTGGAATGTTAGAAACAGGAACTGCTGGTACATGGACTAACCCATTAGTTGGAGGTGGTGATGGAGCGGGATTTGATAATGATGGTAGTATTGGAAACGGTATTATTTATGATAACCTTCCTACTAATGACCTTCTTAATATGACCAAATCTACTAAACCTACGTCTTTCAAAAATGGAGGTATTGGAGGAAGTAGAGGTGGAGGGTTTGGAGGGGGTGGAAGTACAACAAATACATGGGGTGGAGGAGGAGGAGGTTATAATGGAGGACAAGGTGGAAAAACGAATACTACATTTTATAATGGCGGTGGAGGTGGTTCATATAATTCAGGAACAAATCAAACGAATCAATTGTACACAAATGCAGCGACTACCATGAGTCACGGCTTTGTCGAAATTACTATCATTGAAAAAACCGCTACATTAACCGCATCACAGACTACCTTTTACCAAAAATTCGTTTATGACGACCCCATTTCGTTTGATGTTATTTCATCCAATGCTGGGTCCGTTTCAAGAACACACCAGGTAAATATCCCTAATATTGTTAGTATTCCGTCTTCAACTGTACCGTTTGCTAGAATCCGTGAACCCGGTAAAACCACTATCAAAGTTACTCAACCTGCAATAAATGGTTATGGTGAAGTTATTAACGAAGCTCTTATCACAATTGTGATTATCGGTAGTGGAAAAACGTATACTAGCGAAAATATGACTGGTGTAAATTTAACAAATATAAATTTAACTGGTTCCGTTTTTTCCTCGTGTAATTTAACAAGTGCCGACTTATCTGGTACTACTATTAATGCGACTACCAACTTTTCTACTGCGAATCTTCAAAGTGTAAAGTCTGGGCGCATGGTTGGCACTACCTCACTTTTACCAGCAGACTTTAAAATGATTTGAAATTTATAACCATTCATGACAAGAACTGTATGGGTTATACCAACCACGTAGTTCCCTTGTTTTAACATCATGATAGTTTCCGCACTTTGTTTCAATGTAAATATTTTCGTTGATATAAGTGTATCTTGCATCCTTGAACACGTTATCTCTTTCAAAATCAACCGTTTCAAGTGACGACAATGGGTCGTCGTCACGTGTAACTTGTGAATCCGGTTCGAAAACTGGGTTATGGTTATTGCTGGCACTGACGTTGGTGGTGGGGTTGCTTGTTATAACTTCAACGATTGACTTGTTTTTTTTTGGACGACCTCTTCCTCTTTTCACGTTTGATACATTCGTCAAGATAGCATCATTTAAAGATGTTTCAGATAAAATATATGGAATGCCATGCAGTTTCCTCTGTATATCAACTAGGTCAGATTTCGCTTTTGCGTATAATTTCTCTGCATTGGAAAGAGTGAGTAGTAACTCTGATATGGTTTGATTTGACACCATAAGAATGATATAGTTTGAAGACAGGTAACATACATAACATAAAATAAAAATGCATAAACCAACATCAATTTTATTTTATTCAAAAACTTATGACAATCTATAACAATCAATACTTATCCCTCCAGTTTCATAATAATACGTGGATTTATTTTGTTTGCAAGAATGTCTTCAGGGTCATAAACATTTTTGTTTGCGTCAACATAGTAGACAATTCCTTTGATTTCTCGAATCCATACCTCTACCTTTTTATTTGTTACGAATTGTTCTTCTGCTTGATTGACACAGCCATGCGGTCGTCCTTTGATATGAGTACCACAGTATCCTTCTCCTTCTTTTTTTCTACGTGTGCATTGTTCACCACTTGCACGTTTTGCAATACACCTGTCGAACAGGGGTACTACATTTTTAACTCGTTTTCTTTTTGAAGTATCGTCACCAACACCAAAACTGATTGCATCAAAAGTTTTCACCAGTTCCATTATGTCGTTATGATACGCATCGACATCATTTACTCCTCCGCGTCGTTTATAGTCAGACAACCGACTTTGTATTGACATTTTCAGTGAATGAAGGTAAGCATCTGCTTTCTTTACTCCACTTTGTTGATTTGAATTTGAATTTGGGTTCATCAATGTGTAGAGTAGATAGAATAACAATAGACCATATCTTTATTTTATTTTAGAATCAATTTTATGTTTATATATTTACATATTTATATTTACTATTTACATCATTTGACCAGCGCTTGAATTTGGATTTGAATCAAAATTAAATTGGTCGTCCACAATATTTACAATTACGTTATCACTTAGGTTTTGGCCTTGGCTCGGGTTCGAGTTGCTCGTTATATTAACAATTTCAGAGTTTGGAGTGTACGCTCTCGAACCACCTGATGCTGTTGGTGGTGGTGGTGGAGTAAGATTTGGAGGTTTGGGAGAGTTTTTTAGTTGATGTACTTGTTGCAACTGTTGTAACTGTTGCAACTGTTTCAGTTGTTCTAGTTGTTGCAGTTGTTGCAGTTGTTGCAGTTGTTGCAGTTGTGGTGATTCACGCAAAGGGTCGTTTTTAAATACAAGATTTGCAACTGGTACGGGGTCAGGTAGACTTTCACCAAATGCATCAACTTTTATGTTTTTGTTCACGCTTGATAAAAAATTATTCATACTTTTACGACGTCGGTTTTCACCTTTTATTACATGACCTTTTCGATGCAGGTCATTGTCAGCGTTATTATCGCTGTCATCAGAACCCGCTTCTGACAATGGTCTAGAGTGTAATACATCTTCTCCGTCGGCTTCAGTGTCATTCACAACGACTTCAGTAAGACCATTTACAAAGTTTGGTTTTTTTACAGTCGTGTATTTTCCATACCGTTGATTGTACGCATCAATAATATCTTGGTCAATAAGGGGGCTAATATCTTGTAGATTTTTAATGTCCGTTTTAATTACAGCCATCATATCTTTTGCGGTTTGTCGTTGTGGTCGTTTAAGTGCAAGTTCAATTTGAATTTTTTTATGCACTTGTTGGTACTGTAAAGAACAAAGTCGGTGCGACTCTGAACGCTTTCCAAGTTGAAAGTACGTGTCGATTGATTTTATAATTCCGACGAAAATACTTCCAATACCAAGGATAATATTCATTTTGTCATACCCGATATCAATACCGGTTGCAAATCCGATTGCGCTCGATAAAATAATAACCGGAATATTTATGTAATTTGATAGACGGTTGTACTTTTCATAAGACGCTCGATGCAAAATACCGAGGGACTCGCATTCTTCCGCATTATCTTTTAAAAGTCCTTCCAAGTCTTTGTTATAGTCAATATTATGATGATGTGGCTGTTTTGAACTAGCGTCTACCTCAGACTTTTTCCTTATACTCAAACTCGACCCAGCCGATAGCTTATCCCCAACAGCGGCTGCTATATTTTCACTCATTTCAAAAAGCCAAAGAGTTATTCAAATTTTAAGTTGTAATCCGAATGCAGTAGTATTTATGCAGTATGTAATCTAACTAAATACTATTTATTTTTATAATTGTTACAATTCGTCTTTTAGCTAATTTTCGGCATCATCAGGTTTCAAAATGTTTGGAAGCGTTCCAGGAAGAACTGCAAGAAATAGACCTAACAATAAAAGCCATAGTAAATATACACCATAAACGCTAACACTTAGCCCCATTGCGTTAAATATCATATGAATACAATATGCGACTGCCGCAATAAT